CAAGTTTTGTATAAGAACTCTAGTACGAACTATGATACGTCTTGGGTCTCCATGCACGAGTCCGATCAAACTATACTTAGTTCTCAAATCTTTAGTTAGGAGCGTAAGTGGCAACCTTTAGCAAAGTCAAACTGTCTGGTAGTACCAATGGTCGTGGTATTGCTGTTGTGGCTACCTCAACCCTTGGCACAACCATTCATGCCACGGGAACCTCGTCCAGCGTCTTGGACGAACTTTGGCTGTATGCCGCAAACATCCATTCCTCAGCAGTTACTGTGACCGTTGAGTTTGGTGGGGCCACTACAACTAGCGACCTTATTCAAGTATCGGTCCCAGCAACTCCATCTGGTCTTGTATTGATTTGTCCAGGTCTTATTTTGAGTGGAACTGGTTCAGCGGCAACTACTGTAACGGCTTTTGCTGGAACAGCCAGCAAGATTGAGATCTTCGGATTCGTCAATAGAATTGCATAGGTACTAACTAATGTCTAGGTACTCTGCTCGCACACTCGTTCAGCAATCCAGCGTTACCACTTGGGGTCAGGCCGCAAGTGGTGCTGTTGCATGGGGCGCTGGTACTGGTGGTACTCAATCAACTATTACGGTTGGCGCCGCTACTTATACCCTTCACACCTACACAGCAGATAGCACTTTTGTATGCACTAAGGCTGGCAAGGTAGAGATCTTCCTTGTTGGTGGGGGTGGGGGTGCAGGATTCAACTTCATTGGTCGTACCTACGGCGACTCTGGTGGTTCTGGCAGCGGTCCTGTTCAATGCACAATGAACCTGGCTCTTGGCACGTACACCATTGACGTTGCTGCCCCATCAACAAACAGTATCTTCTCCCTGTCTGGTGACAGTACGTACACAGTGCAATCAATGAGTGGAAGTAACGGTCCGTTAACTGGTGAACTAAGTTACGGAGGTACTACCGTTGCTCCCTACGTTTACATCCAAAATGCTTATGGTCAAAAGACCTTTAACGGTATTACGCCTTCAAACAACGTTACAAGCAAGGCGTACAACATGATTACCTGGGATGGTGGCACTGGGTGTTCAACGGGCAGTTGCACAAGCGGTCCATCAATCAGTTTTACTGGCACTGCGTATACCTATTCTTCTGGTGGTTCCTACTCATGTGGTGCTCAAGGTACTGGCGCTGGTTGCCGAGCAAACTCTCCATCAAACTACGGTGCTGGGGCGGGTGGTGGTGACTCTAACGGTGGGCATACCAGTGGAGCAAACGGTCTAATCTGCATTAGGTATCAGTAATGGTGTTCCCAGGTCTTCCCATCCCAGAACTCTACGCAAAGGTAGAGGATGGCATTGTGACCCACGTCGTTGCTGTTGAGAACTTTCAATACATCGTGGATAATCCAGATCGTTACGGCGATTCGTCTTTGTATGTACGCACCTACAACGATGATCCGTCAAAGATGTATGGCTATCCTGGTTTTGCTTATGACGCTGAAAATGACGTGTTTTACAACCCCAACGCTGACAATCCCGCAGACTTCCCGCCGTTGGAGACTACATAATCGCTTGATACGCTAACCGTATGAAGCAACAGAAGATTGAGTGGATCGCACGAGACGCTGCATCACATCACCTGATTCCATATCCAAAACCAACACGTAGTTATCTTCCAGATTGGTATAAGGCATTACCAACGTCTGGGCGCAACCTTGAATTAGAGCACGGGTTTAAAGTCAACCGTGAAGTGAAAGACTGCATGCCTTTCATTGATGCACTTACCTGCGGGTACGTGCAAGAGAGTTGGGTAGACGTTCACTTTGTGTTTGACAAAGACAAGGATGGTAACCCTACTTACGTTTGGAATCTTCCTATCCAAACCCCCATGATCAAAGACGCTAGGAATCCACCGAGCAATACCCCAGTTCCTCCTGGGTTTCACCAGTTTGAGTTCTTGACAGAAATGATCTGGCTTCCAAAGACCCCCAAGGGTTGGAGCACGCTCATCAGCCCAGTAATGAATCGCTACGATCTTCCATGGCAGGGTATGTATGGAATCGTGGACTCCGATGAGTTCTTCCACTGGCATGGCAACATTCCAATCTTTGTAAAAGACACGGGTGAGAAAGAAGTCCTCATCCCAGCAGGAACCCCCATGTACCAGATGACCCCGTTCTACAGGGCTAATTGGAAGTCTTTTGTTGCCGAACACTTTGATGAACTTGGGTTACAAAAGCGCACGTGGGACTACATCAAGTCTTACGGCCCTTTGTATCTGCGAAAGATGTGGAAAAAGAAGCGGTACGAATAGGCTAAAATAGGGGCATGTCAAAAATGCCCTGGCCCGTTGATCCCGTAAAGCACTGCTCGCATCTCAAGGGTAAGAAGCCCTCTGAGATTCAGCCTGGAATGCTCCGCAAGTTGTCCTGTGGTGGTCAGATGCACCACTGCGCTGCTCGTGCCTTTGAGGCACTGATTGCTGCTGCTAAGGCTGAGGGCATTGTCATCAAACCGACTTCAGCAGGCGATACTTTTCGCAGCATCGGACAGCAAAAGCAGGGCTTCCTTACTCGCTACCAGTTGGAGCCTGTTGAGGGCACCAGCACCCGTACCTACGACGGTAAGACGTGGTACTTGAAGAAGGGTCAGGCTCCGCTTGCTACCCCAGTGGATGATCCAGAGAAGTGCTCCAAGCACATGCTGGGCATCGCTGTTGACGTTGCCAATGCAAACGGTAAGGTCCTTGAGTGGTTGCTTGCCAACGAGCAGAAGTTTGGTTTTAGCCATGAGGTCGTTACGAATCCTGGTGCTGAACCATGGCACATCCGCTACACCGCTGGTGATGCAATTCCGCAGGCCGTCCTTGATTACGAGGCGACTCTTCCTCCTAAGTGACCTAAACTAGCCACATGGCAACACGTCGTGGTACTGGTATTAGCAAGGCTGGGCGTGAACGAATTAATGCTGCACTGACTCTGTACTCGGGCACCGAGAACATTGAGGAAGAAAAGCGCCGTAAGCGAGAAAACTTGGAGCGTGCACAGACCACGCCCATGACGGTCATCCCGTACGACCCAGAAACCACCTACCAGCACCCACCGTCTGAGAGTAGTCGTGTACAGGCGTACAAGTATGTGCGCTATAACGACGGAACTATAAGCGACGAAGATCGCCGTACTGGTGTGGGCGCCATCATTGGAGGGACAATCTACGGAACGCTATTCGTTCGGTTTGCTCGTGCCCAGACCCCGTGGAAATATATGAACGTCCCACAGAACATTTACGAAGCCTTTGCATCATCCCAATCCAAGGGACGCTTCATCAACTCAACTTTGAATAGTTTCCCTTATTCAAAAGCCACCGCAGACGAGGTAGCGACTTACTTCAGCGACATGTAGTCTGTGTGCCATGAACCGAGTGCGAGGATTTGGATTTATCTATTGGATTGTCAGGGACTTTGCTGACGTCCGCACGCCTATCGTTTGCACTGGGTTTATGAGAGAGGTAGATACCCCGTGGCGACACGGTAAGGGTCTTCAATTCCGAACACGCAAGCACACCTTGCAGTTTGGTCTCTGTCGTAAAACAAAACCACAAGACGATGTTGAGGGGGTCCTGAGCGCCGTCGGCGGAAGGATGCTGGACATCAGCGTTGACGAAATTGGGAGTTGGTAATGGCGATATTTAAGAAGGAAGTAGAAAAGAAGCACATCCCTGCTCGCATCAAGAACCTTGATCGTTCATCTCTTTTGACATGGTTTGACAACGGCATCATGTCTTTGGGGGCTGGGTTTGACAAGTGGCGCTTTCACGGAGCCAAACCCGTAGAGGTTGAGGAGGCGCTGGAGGCACTCACTCTTATTTGGTACGAACTTCAGCAACGTGTTGACGAAACAGGAAAGCACTGATAGGTTTGTTATATGGCACTTGACATGGACAACTACATCCAAATCCCAGACCTTGACAGCACCGAACTTCGTCGTTTGCAGACCGCAATTATGGACCTCTGCAACAACACGGGGTTCCACATGGGCAAGGTCGCTATCCGTCATCCTGAGGAGGAGTCCACGCTGCTCGTTGACTTCCGTAAGTTCTTGATGGCTCTGGAGACCGCCTCGGATACCCTTCAGGTCATCCCGAAGAGCACCCACTTCTCAAAGGACCAATTAGCCTTTGACTTCTAATCGTCTATGCTAGTTAGGTGCTAGTAGACGAAGAACTAAACGAAGAGTCTTTGCCCGATGACGTGGCAGACGACTTAGATGAGACCTCTGCCGAATTCCTTGACGAACTCGTCAAGCGAATCATCGTGTTCACGGAAGAGTTCTGTGACGTTGAGTTGTTCCCATACCAGATCCCGATTGCTTATCGGTTGATCCAGTCAGTCATCCTTGGTGACGGTGAGGAAATGACCGTCGTCGCCACCCGCCAGAGTGGTAAGTCTGAAGTGCTCTCCAACGTCATGGCATCGCTCATGGTCATCTTGCCCAAGTTGGCAAAGGTATACCCAACGTGGCTTGAGAAGTTTGAGAAGGGTTTCTGGTGCGGTGTGTTTGCCCCAGTTGAAGATCAGGCAGACACGGTGTTTAGTCGCATTGTCAGCAAGTTGACAAGCGACCATGCCATGGACTTCTTGCTTGATCCTGAGATTGGCGACAAGGCAACGTCTGGTGGTGCTCGTGGCAAAGGACGCATCATCACCCTTAAGCACTCTGGTTCGCTTTGCCGTATGCAGACCTGTAACCCCAAGGCAAAGATTGAATCCAAGACTTACCATTTCGTGCTCATTGACGAGGCTCAGGAAGCCGACGAGTACATGATCGCCAAGTCAATCAAGCCAATGCTTGCGTTCAATAACGGTTCTATTTGTCTGACGGGAACCGCCACCAGAAACAAGTCGTACTTCTACAAGATGATTCAGTACAACAAGCGTCGCATGGTGAACGGTGGGCGCAACACCAGACCGTGCCACTTTGAGTACGACTGGCGAATCGCAGCCAAGTACAACCCCAACTACGCCAAGTTCATCTCCAAGGAGAAGTTGCGCATTGGTGAGGACTCAGACGAATTCCAGATGTCGTACTGCAACAAGTGGGTTCTTGAGAAAGGTATGTTCGTTACCGAAGAACGCTTGGAGCGCCTCTACGACCCGTCCATGGGACTTGTCAAGCAGTGGTGGAGAACTCCTGTTGTGGTGGGTATTGACGTCGCCCGTTCCAATGACTCAACCGTAGTGACAGTCTGCTGGGTTGACTGGGACCACCCAGATCCGTTTGGCTTCTTTGAGCATCGCATCTTGAACTGGCTGGAGATCAACAATGAGGAATGGGAACAACAGTACTTCCAGATTATTGACTTCCTGAGGAACTACGACCCGCTCAAGATTGGCATTGACTCTCAGGGTGTTGGTGGCGCCGTAGCCGAGCGCTTCCAAGTGCTCCTGCCCGAAATTGAGATAGTTGCGGTGTCCTCGGATTCCAAGGCTCAAAACGAGCGATGGGTACATCTTACAGAACTGATTCAGAGAGAACAATTAATTATTCCAGGACACTCCAAGGCTCGGAGGACCCGATCATGGAAGCGGTTCAACCAGCAGATGAACGACCTTGAGAAGGTCTACCGTGGACCCTACATGCTGGCTGAAGCCCCTGACGAAAAGGGCGCCTTTGACGACTATGCCGACTCCCTTGCCATTGCCTGCGCTATGACCATGCACGACACCATGCCCCAAGTACAGGTGGCAGAAAACCCATTCTTTAATTAATGGTACTCTAGGTACTAAGTATCCCAACCTCACGGAGGCTTTCGTGAACGTATCCCCTGCACCACAATTCCCAGAGCGCTCGCCAAACACGTTTGAGCGTGCACTCGCACCGAGCATCCCAGGCAACCGTGGACCGCTCCGTTTTGAAGAGGGCGTTGCAACTGACACGGATGTGCCGAACGACTTTGGTCGTGGCGCATACGCTGACACCGCACCGTCGCCAATGCGGATGAACCACAACAACCCTGAGATGTTCTACAAGTATCCAGAAGAGACCATGCGTGAGCGTGCTCACGTCGGCTCGGCTTCGTGGATTGAGGCCCCGTCGGTCCTCAGCGAGTTCGTGCAGGGTTCCATGGCAGGCGATGGCATGCCGCAGTTTGAGTACGAGTACAACTCGGGCGGTCACATGAACCGCATGAACCCGACCGTCGTCAACGACTAACGATGGAAGGCGCCGCTCAACCGAGCGGTACTAGCGGAACTGACAATTCGGTAAGCGAGGGGGGCCAGGAGGCCCCCCTTACTACTACCCAATCTGGGTTGCCGATCGCTCCAGTTTACGCTGGTGCTGGTTTCTTTTCGGGGATGGTCCGTTCCCGCAAAGCGATGTTCCACCAAACACGTGAGAACTATCGCAAGCCAGATTATGCGTATGAGACACGCAATCCTCATGTTCCGCCTATGCGTTCTGCACGTGGTGGTATTGACATGAAGCGCAACATGTCAGGCATCGGGGTGGGATACACCGATGCCCTTGACTTGTTCAAGCCACAGAAGCCAGCAATCAATAAGCAGTCAACTGGCGTAAAGCGCCGTTACCGCCAACAGGACCCAATGCGACGTCGCCAGCAGGGTCGTGCTGCATACATCCAGGCAAACCCCGACAACAAAGATGGTGTGTGATGGCTAACCCAAAAAACTATCCAAAGCATCTTGAAGAGGCTGGTTTTAAGTTTGTAGAGCGCATGTCCCCTACCTCTAACAAATTACCCGTTAGACAGGCATCTGCACCATCAACGGTTCCATCAAGTTCTGGAAGAATGTCTCCGCACCAGTTTGGGCAAGTTGTTCAAAATATCATTAGAGCCGTAGACACCGCTTCTCCTGAAGCAACAAAAGAAGGGCTATTTTGGTATCCCACAGCACATGAAATTGCTGATGTAGTTAGTAAAGGAGACCCTGAAAAGGGTGCTGGTGTTATAGCAGCACTCAGTGCTGGCGGAGGAGAGTGGGGAAGAAACGTCCGAGATGCAGAACACCTCATTAAGCATGGGGTATTGCCAGAAGGTTCTAAAGCAACAACCGATCAATTAGAAAGTGCAAGAAGGATTCGTGAGGGAGAACACTTTCGTGATGTCCTTCCAAAGGGTAAGAAGACCTATAACTTTGCTGAGGCGATCCTTAACCCACAACATCCGCACGCAGTAACCGTAGATACTCACCACGCAGATATTGCAGGTGGTCTTAAGATGCCATGGAAAGTTGATCGTGGTCTTGATTCACTTGGAAGATATAACACCATTGCCGACGCAACCCGTATTGCGGCTGAACGTAAAGGGATGTCGCCTTCAGAAACACAGGCGGTAGCGTGGGTTTCATGGAAGCAACAGGCAGGTCGTCGTGGTATTCCAGCGACTGCCATGATTAGACGAGGTAGGAGATCCGCATGACAGATGCATGGGCACTCATCATTGCCACCCTCATTACTACTTTGGCTGGTGGCATTGGCGCCGCAATCAAGCAGATGCGTGATTTACGCAAAGAGAATCGTGTAGACCACGGCATTGTCATGCTTCATTTAAAGAGTGTGAAGCGTTCTGTTGAGGATGTGGGCAACCGTGTAGATGGCGTTGGTAAGCGCCTTGACGACCACATTGATTGGCACCTGAAGGGTAAGTAATCCTTGGCACCCCAATGATGAGGGTGCTACTATGTTCCTGACCGTAATTCTGAA